GATTCCGGCTGCCACCACTTGTTCGATCAGGCTTTGACAATAAACTCGTCCACCAACGATATCTGTGATAAATCCTTGATAGTCGCTACCATTAGTAGCTGGAACTACCGGTGATTTAGTGGGTACTACGCGGATTTCCTGGCCAGCGGGATGATCATACTGCAAACTGTTAACCGGTGAAAGCAAAATGCTCGTACTAGAAGGAACTGCGATTATGTTTGCCAATTCCTGTGTGGGACCGCCGTAGTCAAAAACTACATAACCGGTTCCGTTTGGAAAACCCGCACTGTCTTCGACAAGTACTACATCTCCTGTTGAAGCATTCACGTCTTGCGTTAAAATCGAATGCTCAGCTCCTACAGTGAAGGGTTGCGTGGTGTCGTAGCTGTATGGACCATATTGATTGGGCTCCAGCGAAATATTACTAGCTTGCATTAGATCAGGCACAATACTCGCAGAGCCAGTATAGGTCAAAACCAAGGTATTGGATAAACTGTTGTTGTAAATCAATACCACATTGTTGCTATTTATGATGGCTTGCAAACCAGCATTTAAAGCATTGATGGCATCAACCATGTTGGTAACGGTTTCTAGAATGGTTCCACCAATAACAAAATCGACTCCGGCTGTAAAATTGAGCGACGTAGTGATTTGAAACGTATCGCCGGGATTGGGCTGAGCATTGAAAGTGTAGTTCCCACGCGGTGGATCATGAAGGAACATGGCTCCGATTCTGTTTCTAACTATGACTTGTGTAGTGGCTGGAATAAAGATTTGTAACACATTGGTTCTGGTCTGATAGAGTGCGGCGTAATAGCCTTTGGTCTGAATGGTTTGCTTTGCGGGATAAAAGAATAGAACAGCGGTGTCCGAACCCTGCGTTACGATCCCCGTGGAACCAATGGGATTGTAGACATCGAAATATGAGCTGCCAACTAATCCACCCACGGTATCTATGATAGTAAAGGTGCCGATATTTGTGGAGCTAGTAAAACCTCCGCCGTAGATATTAACGTAATCGCCGGGTGAAAGCTTACCAAGATTTGGATTGGCTCCGCCCGACCATGTAAAACGAATTCTTCCATCACTCTGTACACTAAGCGTCCATTGAGTCGATGCGTTTCCACCGGCGCCCACGCTTTCGGGGAACAGTAGGACATTTTGTGCTCTGCCACCCATAACTGTAACTGATGACCGAGGACCTATAGTATTACTAACAAGTTCGACATAGTTTCCCAACCCATTATTTTTAACCGCAGCCAGACCTGATAATCCCTGACTGTTGAGGTAGGCAACTACGGCATCTGCGATTTCAACTGCTAAGGCAGCGTGAATGTTGGTAAAATTTGCTGCTAGAAAAGGAATGGTTACTGGAGTGGCGCCGTCAAAACTTACAATCAAGGTGTCGCCATCTGCTAAATTATAAGGCTCTACCGCAGTTGCGGAATCCGTGGCTTTACAGAATTCGTCGCTAAAAATGATATCAAGCAAGTTGTTGATAAGATCCCTAACTTGTTTTCTGTTCTTGACTTCTAAACCGATGGCGCGAAAGGCGCCATCACTGATTCCGATTTGTGCTGGCCTTGTGATGCCATAACTTGAAAGCAAAAGGTCAATGTATTGTGCAGAAGCTGTGGTAATGAACAAATTCTGATTGACGGCGTAAACCGAATTCACTAAGTATGAAGTCGCTGTCGCCAAGGAATACAAAACGGCGTCAACATTTTTCCCTTTGATAGTAGGATTGAGATAACCTCTTAGTCTTTTGTACTCGCTCTGCGTTGTCGCTATAGCCATATTAACTTCCGATCACCGAAACCGAAACATTTGATGGATCTAGGATAAAGGTTTGTTCGGATTGCTGCACTGCGATCAGATCATCTGTAGGAGAATACAGAGGGCTCGAAATAACTACTGAAGTTACACCAGGTACGACCATACAAACCGCTACTATGGAGCCCAATGCTATGCTCTGTCCAACTTTATTGCTATTAACTAAAGCCGCTACATTACTCTGGATCTGCTGACTCACCGCACTAAATGGAGCACCTGTTTGTAATCTGACTCCAATTGCCAAACTAACTACCAATGCCAAAGGCTCTCTAATAAAAATATCAGCGCCCGCCGCAGAAATTCCAGGATATTCACTCGAATCCGTAGGATCACCGTAGATCACACGATTTGCTTGTTGAATCAGTCCAGTATTATACTTGTAGCCATCTAGTCCTTGAGAAACCGATGTTCCAAAGTTAAGTTTGTTTAAAGCCGTAACTTCTACACCAGCGCTTTGATTGATCTTCTCATATTGTAAATACGTATCAAATAAGATCTGATTCAAGTTAGTGGTACCGGGTTGTAATGCTACCAAATAGACATGCTTGTATCCTGTATATGCGGTTCCTTCTTCGATGTAGAAAGACGACAGCAATCCGTTTAGATTGATGCTATTGATTGTGTACGAGGAAAATGTAATCGTGGTATCGCCGGTGCCCGAGATCTTAGTAAGAGTTCCAGATGACAACGGATTGCTTGTGCCGGTAGCGAGTAATGTAGTTCCGCCAGAAATAGTCGATCCCACAGTAAAAACTCCACCATTGTTGGAGTACGTGGCTCCAACGGTAGCGTTGGCCGAACTTACCGAGAACACATAGGTAGTAGTCAATACTCCGGTTACTACTATTTCCGTGGGACTAGGAACTGAATAAACAGGATAGGTACCAGCATTTGTGGTTCCAAACGCATTGCTGGAAATCACCAAATCATCACCGGGGATCGTGGCTTCGTATTCGTAAAACTTCAAACTACTGCCAGTCAATACTTGTTCTTCTTCTACGTAGTCGGTGTTCTTAATCCAAAAACTATCGTTGAATGTTCTAATAACCCTATAGGTTCCCTGATTTGGGGCACTAAATGGTGCTCCAACGATCACAGAATCGCCCTCCATGACACCGGTTGTAGCGGTGAAAGTACCCGTAGTATACGTATCGCTGGCTTCAACAGCGGCATTAGGGTTGGTTACTTGCAATACACTAGAACTTACACCAGAAACTACGAAAGTACCATTATTCGCACTATTCGTTAGACCCGATACAGTTACCAAATCTCCAATACTTAATCCACTAAAAGTTGCTGCACCGCTTGTAATAGTATATTGACCTATTCCCGTACTTGGAACCGCAACACTTAGATTTCCGCCACCGGATTCGTTAAAATTCACTGAGAACGTCAGATACTGTGGACTTCCCGTGCTGCCGACATAACTAAAACAAACCAAATCACCCTGCGCTTCGACTCTGAAAGTTAGTCCACTCAATCCACTTATAATTCTAGGTGCGCCGAAGAAACGCTCACTTAAGGTTTGACCAGTTAAACTCACCGTACTCAAACCTGCAGAAGGCTGATTTGGGGTAATGGTAACATCGGTGCCGGGTCCAAACTGTGTTTGTTTCTGTTGTGTGTTAGCTGCTTGTAGGTAAAACCATTGTCCGCTGATTACATTAGCAGATGCTATAGAAGACGCAGAAATCGCGCAATACGTGTTGTCAATGTCTAGTCCGGAATTTATGACTGGGAATGAATAACCGTTTGCCGCACCTCCTACGATTTCAACGTAACCCTGACTTCCATAGGTTTCCGACGACACTTCGAGTTGCGAATCTCTATTTGCGGTATTAATCAAACTAGCCGTACTGATGCCACTTACTGCCAACGTGTTTATGAATAGGTTGACTTGATCAATGGTGGTTGGAACGAAAAGCAGGGTTTCTCCGTTATTAAAAGCGTAACCTACATCGGTTGGGAGTGCTAAGGCGTTCTTCAATACAAATTGTGGAGAGCCCGATACATTACTAGAGAGCAACCAGTTGATGCCATCCAGAAGTTGGGTGCTGGCATTGGCAGTAATAATCCCTGTTCCAGGAGTGCCGCCGCTGCCATCATTTACAACGGTAGCGGATACGTAGGCGGATAGATTGGCGTTGACGTAAGCCGCAACCGCAGTTGCCGTTGTCGCAGGAGGAACGGTGATGGCGACATTAATCGTATTAGTAATAGTAACACTATTATTAAGCGCAGGTGCGCTAGGCGAATATACATAGCTAACCACGATTTCCTGACCCGTGGCACCCCACGCCGTAGCTCTATAAAGAATCGAGCTTTGCGGCGTCGTGCTGCTCAAAGTCTTTTTGGCTTGCATCAGTACTTTATAGTTGTTGAAAGCAAAATTAGCACCGAAAGAAGTTACAAAACTTCCGGTAGGTGCGAGATCGGTGTCGTAGGCGTTAAAGTTATTAGAGTTGGGACTATAGCTGGTATTGGTAAGCGCGTGACGATAAAGCGGAATCTGGAAGGTATTGTTTACGGGATTATTGTCAATAATAGCAACTAAACTATCTTTGTTACCAAAAGAAAGCGGGGCCGACGTGAAGAATCTATCATTGGTTCTGATACGTCTAACATCGGGATCTTTGGTGATTCCAACCGTGGTACCAGAAACCGTGGTTTCCTGCACGACTTCATTGACGGGTTGCTCGTCGTCGATACCGCCATAAGGATTTAAGAAGGTAATGATCTCATCGTCATCCCTACCAGCGAGAGTGATGTCGGAAACAAAAGAAGTAAGAAAAGTATCTGGTGGCTCCGCATAGGTGTCGCTGGCTACTTTGCTGTGAAAGAACGAAGGCAAGTAATTGCTAACGGTATCCTGATAGGCTATGATGGGATAGCTGCTTTCGCTACTTTGTCCCGCAGAAAAGTTGAGATCTTGTCCGATTGCGTCAAAAGTTACAACGGTAACGTATCCATTAGTATTGAGTGTCTTTGAGGTAATGGTGAGGTATTCTTCAACGATTACGCCAAAAATGAGAGAATCCGTCTGTGCTTGTAGAAATAATACCAAAGCATCCAGTGTTTGTAAACCCGTAGGTGTATTAAACTTCTGAGGTGCGTCTTTCATGTTAGCCACTACGAAGCCAGCTTTGTAGATGACATTGGCTTGTGGAACCACTGCGGCGGCTTCTGCAGAAGTAACTAAGATATTGAGCGTATCGTTGGTAAGCGTGGTCGTAGTTATGGAATGAACTCTGCCTTCTAATCTATTGGCGGCATTAAGTTCTGCGGACCAAATAATGACGTAATCGCCGGGTACGACATCGGAGAATGCGAACAACGTATTTGATTTGTAACTCACCAAACTGCCGCTAACCGAAACCGTCAAAAACGAACCAGCTGTGACCCCGGTATGTATAGTGGTTGCGGGTTCGTCGATGGCGATCCAAATATAACCTTCGGATGGAAATGTAATAGATGCGCCGCTGATGACGGCACTTGTTATGACCGCTCTTGTGCTTTCAATACCGGCTTCCAAATCTTCGCCTTCAACAAGCGGTGTTGCGAGTTCAAATTGGGCGGTATTTCTATCCAATGTATAACCAGCTGCAGCGCCTTGGGAAGTCAGACCTTCGCTTACGCTAAACATGCTCTTGGTAACCAAGGTTGAGCTTGGATTGATTACGATCTGCGCTCTAGGATTTGCTCCTAAATTGCTGGTAAGTTCGAGTTGAGAACCAGAAACCGTCGCAGTGATACCCGTTACTTTATTGTTAATTACAAGTGCCCAGGAAGCCAAAGAGTTGGTTGCATTTACGGTGTTGTAAAGCCCGGTTGCGATAAAATCTGCGTTTAAGAATGTATATGTGTTTTGAGCGGTACCGTCGACGCCTATGATTAAAGTGTCGCCGTTGCTAATACTACTAGACCAACTACCTTGTTGTTCTGAAAATACTGAAGCCGTATTACCGTCTTCGAGGAGGAGTACTCCGTCTCTGTAAAGTCTGAGCGTTTCGTTTAGAGTAGTAGGGAAACCCATGTATAGATTGGCGTTGACAAGATTAGGCGAAGAAGGAACTGTGACTTGGATGCTTTCGTTGGCTTCTTTGATGGCTCTGATAACAACGTAGGTGCCGCCACCAGCGGTCGTGGCTTCGAAATTAACCAGGGTATCGGCGTTGATGCTAGCGCAGATTTCATAAGCGGTAGCGGCGCCTGGAGCTTGAAAATCCGAGGTCTGGAAAGCATGTTGAGTTGTAACTCCGCCTACGGTAACCGCTAATACGTAACCACCGTAAATAGCGAAGGGGCTGGCGTCTGTGGACTGCAAGAAGGCTTTTGCTACTGGAGCCTGGGTTCCACCGGTTGCGAGTTGAAAGAATTGTTCGCCGCCGATTGCGGAATCAATAATATGTTCGATCGCTACTCCGGCTGTCTTTGCCTCATACGGACGTCCTCCACCGGTTGAGATATAAACCGTGGAACTGCCGTCGAGATTGTTAACCAAGGAGTCCGAAGTAATTGTGCCGGCTTCCGTAGTAGAACTTACACCAATCAAGGAGTTCTTGATAGCTGTCGGAGTGCCCAATCCTATTGAACTAAAGAAATTTTGAATCGCGGTACGGATTTCGTCGTCGGTCTCGGGATCGGTTCCACCGCTGGTGGGGACAGGATTTGAAACCGTGGCTCCAGAAAAGGGTGGGCTTGCGAATTGACTAATAGCGGCTGCGGGAACATCTCCTGCGGAACCCGGAAGCTGAGCGGTTACAGGAATATTGGAAACTGAGGTAGCACCGTCTAGAATGATGCCTTGTTGGGTAACAGTGTATTGTTGAGCTGCTACCAATCCATTAGAAGGTGCGGTTACGACAGTATTGATTGGAACCGTGCGAACCCCGCCTTGACTAAGAATAATGCTTTCATTCAGGTTGTGGAATTTGGTGGTGGGGCTTGTGAGATTGAACTGAAAGTAATTCCCAACAGCTACAATAGAAGAATAACCAATCGGCCCCTCGCTATTGTTCGTCCCACGACCGAGATAAACGGATCCCGAAGATGGAAAACCGGTGTTAGAACTAGCGTAAATAATTACGGAACCCGCATTTGTAGCAGCAGCCCCAGGATACACGCTGGTTGAAACCATGGTAAAACTGGTATCAGTAACTGTTACATAACCCGTGGAAACCTGTGATGGCGTTAATTCGATATTAAATTCAGCAGCCATGGCCTGCAAACTGCTCCCAGTAGCATATTGTAGGGAACTGTTAAGAATGGTTTGGAAAACATCACCAGAAGCGCGGGAAACCGCCAAAGCCATGGTTTGAAAGAGGCTCAGACTAGCAGAACCTACGGACACGCTGGGGATCCCAGTAGCCGCTGCAAACTGATTAAGCATCGCCCCGAGGGTTTCTTGATATGACTGGGGTTGTGGAAGATTAGGTGTAGTCGCCATTTTATAGAATTCCCATTTCTTTTAGCTTTTTCTGATTCCAAAGTTCTGAATTGGGATACTCTGACTTAAGCCAATCCCATTTGATCTGGGCATCGGGTCTCATCCAACCCTTAATTTCTACCCAAACGTTTAAATCGGACAAATACAGATCTGGTCGATAGGTCTTGCCATCGGGCATTTTAAAAGTCTTGGGTTGCCAGTCGAAGTTGATCTGGTTAGCATTGAGATAGTCTACGGTTTTAGCTTCATATGAGCCTACGCAAACTAGCTCTTCATTGGTTTTCCAATGGAATTTGATGGAGGCTCTATTAGCGGACCTAGCAATTTTAAGCGCTATTCCTGGATCTTGAATGGCGTACTCGAAACCATATCTAAGTAATGAAGTCTGTCTGACTTTTTCCCTTACTTCCGGAGATTTGCTGGGATGGTCAACCCCACGATTCTTAAGATTCGTTTTCTTTTTCTTCTCTTTTACGGAATCTGCCTGAGAAAGATTTTTTACTCCGTATTTTTCTTCTATTGTTTTATTACGTTTAGTCTTAGCTTCGGCATTCTGAGAAGCGTGTTCTACTCCATATTTTTTTAAACTAATTCTTTTCTTCTTTTCTTCTTTATCACCGGGATGAGAATCACCTCTCACATAAACATGGTTCGGATAGGCAAAAAATTCTCCAATTCCCTTTTGAAAAAATCTACAGACTGTATGAGTATCCACGTAAGTACTTTCATCTACGGTCACTAAATTCCCATGAATGCGAACGAGTCTTTCTTTAAATTCTTCTAATGTAAGAGACTGTTCTTTCGCTCTTCTTTTGATTCCTACATCGGGATGGGTTTTTCCCTGAAACACAAAGGTGGGTTTAACCCACCATTCTCTGTCGTAGTCCTTGTGAATAAATTTTGCCTTTATTTGACTTCCGCGATAGGTCTCCACACAAAGGGTAAGAGAATCCCCATGTAATTTTTTAATCTTATCTAACACCTCTTTTAATGTCATCTTCTTTGGCATATATCCTTTTATATCACATCTTTAAAAATTTGTTAAGTAGATTCATGAAGCTAGCTCAAAACTTAATGGTAAGGTGCCGCTATTCCCTGGTAACGCTACTGCCAAGTTTATTGACAACTTTGGTGGCGCCGCTGTAATTTGAAGACTTGTTACACTTGCAAATCGTGGA